TTTGACTGGTTTGGTAGTTGCTCTTGCCCACTCTTCTGGCTCTGACGCTGGTATATTAAAACAAATACCATATACAACATCTTGGTATTCTCTAATTAGGTCTGTTCTAGGCTTTGTTAGTGGTGTGCCATTGGTTAGAATAATAGTTCTAATCTTGTGTTTTCTTAATACCTCCAACATTTCTGGAAAGTATTTGTAAAGTAACACTTCGTTATAATGAGCGGTATAAATAAAATCAAAATTCTCATCAACAAATGTACCCTTACCAGCCATTAACTGCTCAATAATATTCTCAAATACATCTATTGGCATATTTGTTCTTTGGGCTTTAGGGTTTTCTGCATACCTTACTGGACAAAACCAACAGCCAACATTACATAGACCATTAGGATCTATTTGAGCCATTGATATTTTGTATGGATATCTCATATTACCACTTACCCAATGGGCATTTAGCAGACTCTAACTTAGTTTTTGCCACCATAAAACAACCACATTTTTTGCATTGTTTTGTTACTTTTATTAGTTCTGGGCAAGACAGACAGATATCCAATCTTTCTTTTGCTAAGTCGTCACTTGCTCTTTTTGTTTTTGGATTAAGAGCATCTAATGGAGTTACCCCATTTTTCTCTTTATACTGTTGCCACCTTGATTTTGACACTGTTTCCCCCTATAGGAAGTTTAATTGAACTGATCAAAATACCCTTCAGGGGCATTTGGATTTTTTGGATGCCAGGCTGGCATTGCCGTGATATCTCTGTCTGTAATAATAAATTTCTTTCCATCAAATTGTGCATTTGGAGATTGCACAAAGTGTCCATATGGATAATCAAACAGACTTAATACCTGTGGTTCACTTAGTATTATACTACCAAAATATTCAGATGTTTGAAACTCTTCTACGACCTTGCCATTTTTTATAAATCTTATGGTTATGCCATCATGGTCAGGGTATTCATCAGAAACATCTAATATCTCATCAGACTCTGTAAACATAGGAACATATTCTAATTTTACTGCAAGGTCATATAGGCAATCTCCATCAATAACCCAGACTAATGGAGTTCCTATACCTTTAATAGTTTCTTCGTTTATCATTTATTCTCCTTAGTTAGCAACCAGAGCCTGGTGTAAAGTCTGTTATTGGTGAACATGCAGCGCCAGTACCAAAGCCATTGCTACATGGACCTGCAGTAGCACAGCAGCCAATAGACTCATCAAATGATGTACATGTTGTTCCTTGTGGTCCAGAAGTAGTTGTGGTTGTAGTCGTTGTAGTGGCTGCAGTTGTAGTAGTTGTAGTGGCTGCAGTGGTCGTGGTTGTTGTGGCAGCCGTTGTAGTTGTCGTTGTGGCAGCCGTTGTTGTGGTAGTTGTGGTGGGTGCAGCAGTAGTTGTAGTAGTAGTGGCTGCAGTGGTTGTAGTAGTTGTGGTAGGTGCTGCAGTTGTAGTCGTTGTAGTTGTAGTAGGTGCTGCTGTAGTCGTAGTGGTAGTGGTTGTAGCAGCAGTTGTTGTAGTCGTTGTAGGAGCAGGTGTCGTGACAGCACGAAGGAATATCCCAATGCCACTTGGATTTCTAAATAATGGTGCCACGACTTCTCCTTAGTTAAATATTAAGCAAATTGTGATAGTGATGCAATGCAGGTAAATGTTGCTGAAGCAGTTTTTCTAATTTGTAACATGTAAACATTTGCAGAAGAAGCAAATCCTGCTGATGGAGCAGATCCACCAAGCCACTTAGGTGTGACTGCATTTCCGTCAATTTGATATGCGTTTGCATAAAATGTGTTTGCAGCGCCATTTAGACACTCAAAGGTAACGGTAATAGAGTCATTTACTGCCATTAAAGAATCTAAGGTAGTTGAAGCATTACCTCTAACATTTAATGTAAAGTTTGCAGAAGGTGCTCCTGTAGTTATTTGTACAGATGCTGTAGATACATCAATATTAGTTGTAGCAGCAACGGCAGATGAGGATATAGCAGCCTGCTCTTTTGGCGACACAAGAACCTGATTCTGGAATAGAGGCACCCATGCAGAGCCTGTATAGAACTCTACCTCATTTACATCTGCAAGGTAGCAAAACATGCCTTCTGTTAAAGCAGCCGTCATCGCCGCACTGGCATCTCTTGCTGCAGCAGTAGCAAAGAACATTATTGATTGATTTTGCAGGTTGTTCTGGACCTGCGCTGCGGTCAAAACATCTCCAGTATTGAAGAGTTTATAACCTGCGTTTGCGCCTAGTGGCATTGTTTTCTCCTTATTTTAGTATGATAAAGCGTTTGTATCAAGTATACCCTGTGTTGATGAGTCCAGGATAAATGCTTGAATAATAGGTTCTGCTGTATAGACTGTAATATTCCAATTACCTGGTGTAACATCGTGAGCAACTCCTTGAACGAATAACTCACGATTAATTGTGCTACCGCCAGGTATAGACTTAGTAACATTAATTACTCTGTATATATCTAAACGCAGATTGTCAAAAGTATTATTTTCGCTTACGTCTGCATTTAAATTTAATGACATTGAGTCAATTCTAAGTGTTGCATCTTTGCGAGATGCCACAAGCATTTGTGCTTGATCTAAGGCCTCTGCATCTGTTTCCATCAATAAGTTTGTTCTTGTACCTGACTTATAGAAATATGTATCAATGCTGTCTTGATCTGTAACTATTTGCGCTGTACCGCCAATTCTTGTAACAGATACATCATTTAAAACTAGTTGATCGTCAAATGCAAAATCTACAGACTGATATGGATACTGTCCTGCAGATAGTGGACGTGCATCTGTATATATGAAAGGATTAAGATCTGATAAAAGACTGACTGTGTCTCTATCAAAAAATGTTGCCTTTCCATCTCGTCCCATAAAAAATGCACCAAACTCAGTTTGTTCTACGGTTTGGATGGCTTGCAAGACTGATCTATTTCCACCTGGATCTACCTGACATGTGGTTTGTCCTGTATTTAAAAGCATTAAAGAGTCTGGGAAGTCAGCAAAGTCAAGCAATGTCTCTATTCTTGCTCCAGTTAATTGTCCTGCTGTGGCTCCTGGAACTGCAGGTATTTCTGTAGATACGTTATTTAAAAGGCGGAATCCATCAGCACATCGTAAGGTAACTATTGAATCTGCATCTGTTCCTTGATAAAACGAGGTATCATAAGAAGTAATATATCCTGAGAATAAGTTAACCTCTACACCAACTCCACCTAATATTGTTAGAGCATATATTCTTATTTTACGTAAAGGTAATAATTTATTGTAGTAAGGTCCTGATGCGTTATCTGGGTTAAAATCACCATTAGGATCATTTAACACTACCGTCGCAGTTCCAGCCTCAAAGTTAGCCAAGATACGGTTACGACCTCTACGAGTAGAGGCTCTTCTTACCTGATCGCTAATGTCTACAATGTCTGCAGGAACATCTGCAAGAACATTTGTATCTAAAATACCATAAGTTGACGAACTTAAAATAAAAGGATAGCCAAAAGATGGTCCTGATGCAAAGTCAATTTCTACTTTTAGTACTGGCAAAGTCATATTAGACCGCCTGTAAGATTAGACTGTCACCGTTATATTGTTGTGACAACAGCGCATCTCTAATTGACTGTGCCAAATCTTGTTCTGCAGTTACAGATCCTGCAACATTTACAACAACGTTTACTGGTCCACCAGCCATAGATTTTTGGAATCCTGAACCTGAAGCAGTAGACATAGTAGGAGAAAATGACTTAAACCTAAATCTTTCATCATATTCTGCTGCGGAGCCTGATGTGGTACCGCCAAATACGCTATCTACGTTTGCTAAAATTCTGTCCATTTCAGCATCTGTTGTATAGGTTCTTCCTGATGCTGCTTTTGCTGCTTGCTGACCTTCTAAAACAGCAACTGATCTCATTAGGTCTGGGAATAGTTTATTTAGTTCATCTGTAAATGCCGCTGCCTCAGCCGCTGCTTCCGCTGCAGCCTTTGCTGCCTCTTCTGCTGCTTTTGCTGCCTCTTGCTCTAACGCTGTTGCATCTGCTACTGCCGCTGCCGCTTGTGCTGCTGCAACCGCTGCTTCCGCTATCGCTGCTGCTGAGTTTCCATCAGTGCTTGATGCTGGAGCAGTTACTGTAGTAATAACAGCGCCTGTACCAGCCCTAAGAAGCGCTAGATATCTTTCTAGTGCTTTTGTAGCGTTTAGCCATCCAATTTCTGCTGCTCTGGCTGGATCAATCAGGGTACCTGAATAAGAAACAGGTGAGCCAATCTTCTTGATATAGTCAACAACCTGATCAGTGGTTAATTTCCACTTATCTTTAATCTTAATAATTTCAAAATCTTCTAGTTTGCCGTCATTTACAACACCAACAAAATCAGCATACATCATTACTTGTTCTGTAGTTAACTTCCACTTAGACTTTAATTTTTCAATTTCAACATCAGTTAGAACACCATCATTTAGTGCTTGATAAAAATCTAAATATTGTGCTGCTTGGGCTTGTGTACTACCCCAAGATTGAGCAAGTTTAATAATTTCATCATCTGATATTACGCCATCTTCAACAGCAAATAGTGTTGTCAAGTATGCCTCTACTGCTTCTGTAGTGACGCCCCACTTAAGAGCAAGAACAGTAATCTCTTTAGTATCAATTTTGGCATCTGCTAATGCTACAAGAATATCTTGATATCTTTTAGCCAAGTCATATCTGGTTTTTGATAACAAAATCTCTCTGCTAAGTCTTCTTAAACGCTCATCTTCGGCTGCATCAATTTCTTTTTGTCTTTTTTGTAGGGCAATGGCTGCATTTATTTGTGCCATTTTTTCTTCTTCTGAAGATAATAGTTTTACGCCTGCTTGTTTTGCTAATTTATCATTTAGTTTGGCATAGTCTGCTTCAAATTTTGCTCTTTCTTTTTCAGCCTTTGCAGCCTTTGCTGTTGCTGCTGCGGCTGCTGCTGCTGCGGCTGCTGCTTTTGCTTCTGCTGCTGCTCTTTTCTTGAGTTCTTCCCTAGACATGCGATTAACTCTAAGAGCAGTACGACCTGCTTCTGCTTGGGCTGACAGAGACTTGGTTAATTTATCTTCAGTATCTCCACCAAATTGTTTTTTAAGAAATGCATATGCAGTTCCAAGAGCAGTTATAAGTGCTATGGCAATTCCAAGTGGCTTAATAGCCTTTCTTAGAGCAGAGAGCAAGGCTCTCATTCCTAATCCAAAACCACCAGTAGTAAATACTGATCCTACAGCAGCGGCTACCCCTCCAACACGAGAAAGTACTGGTATAAGTTTTGTTTTAAATCCTTTATAAAGAGCCTCAACAAACTTGACACCCATTCTTATAACTCCAGCAAGAACGAGAATTTGGCTACTAATAAGGCTAATAAAAGGAATAGCAGCAATAATTCCAATTAATACCTTGTATTTTTCAACAAATATCAAAATAGCCAAAAAGTTTTTAGCAAAAGAATCTAAAATGTCAATTATTGATTTAAAACTGTTTACTAACTTATCTTGATTTAACCTTACCCATTCCTCAATATTTGGAATAACATCAGTAATAATATAGTTTGAGTATTGCTCAACTATTGGCAATAACGCATAGCCTAATGAGTCTAATACTTGATTGAATCTAAGTCTTAATTTTTCTAGTGTACCCGCAAATGTATTTGATGCTGCTGCAGCCTGACCCTTGCTTATGTTTGCTAGTTGTGTTTGTATTTTTGCAAAATCTTTTGCTTTTATTGCTGCTTGATCAAGAGGAAGTCCAAGTTTATTTAAAGCAGTATAGTTCCCCATTACTGCTCTTGATAATGCTGCAGAAACAGTAGATAAATCTTTTCCAGATGCCGCCGCAACATCTGTGGCTAAATTTAATAGGTGTTGTCCTGCTGTAAGATCTCCTGTAGCAGTTACTAATTTTTGTAGCGCAGGAATTAATTCTTCATTATCAATAGCAACCTGTAGTTCAAGACTATCAAGATATTCTTGATTTGCCCTTATTGCTTCCTCGGTTGCTCCAGTAGTGTTGCGAAGGGCTATAGCCAAAGACGCTTGTTGTTTTTCATCTGCTGCAGCGCCCATTACTGCATCTTTTCCTATTTTAATTGCAAAGGCAGCGGCTGCTGCCGCAGCAACTGCATAAGACTTTACAATTCTTTTATTAAAATTATCAATCTTTGTTGCTGTTTTTTGAATATCTCTTTGAGCAGCCTTAGAGCCTTTGTCAGAGTACTGAGAAACAATTCTTGCATACACTGCACCTGCAATTGCCATACTCTACACGCTCCTATTTATTAAATTTCTTCTTAATGTTTCTTTAGCCTTTTCCAAGGCTTCAAAGATATTTTTTTGTATTCTATCTCTGTTTTTATCTACTGATTTCCAGATAAGACGAGAGGCATTTCCCTCTTTCTTATCTAGATTGCTAATAAAGTTACCAGTTCTGTTTCGTCTACCCGCCACCTCATAAATGGCTCCTGCTGCAGACTCATTAATCAATCCACCAGCGCTGGTTGTATAGTCTGCCCTAACTCTGCGTTCAGCCTTTGAGACTCTAATTCCAGCCTTAATAATACTTTGATCCCACGCAGGCCATCCAGCACCACCACGAGTGCGAGGGTTGCGAGCAGGCTGAGTAGCCCAACCACTTAGTGGTGGGTCTGCTTTGACAAAACCTTGTGCATCTTTTTTGGCAAGATTAAGTTCAGAGTTAAGAGTTCTGGTAAATTCTTTAACTGCATCTTTGTCAAATTGTTTTAATGCGCTAAGTGTTTCCTTTACTCCAGTTAACACTATTGCATCTGTTGCCACTGGTCTACTCATTACCTGCTCGCATTCTTGGATCGCTCCTTGAGATAAACAACAATTGCTTCAAGTACACCGTCAGGTGCATCAAGCAAGTCCATTGGAGAAAGCCCCGTCTCCACAGAGATCATTGCTACCGTATAGGTTAGGCTGTCTCTGTGGATTCGGAATTTGGGTCAGTCTCTAGTTCTACACTTTCTAGTGTATCAAGAAATCCTTCACCAAAAGGCTTTACAACCTTTCCAGAGTCTCTCATTGCTGACCAAGCCAAAAAGTAGATATGCTCTAGTCTTTGCTCTTCTGTCAGTAATTTAGCAAACCCTTTGTTGTATTTGTTTTCAAACGCAACAAGAGTCTTTGGACGAAGAGCATAGGTGCCCTCTAGTCCATCACTGGTTTTTACTTTTACTTTTAGTCCATCCATTTTATATTTCCCCCTTTAAAGGAATTAATTAAACTAAGGAGTTATATCCTTAGTGATTGCTCCAGATATCGGCCATGTCACAGAAATAGTACTTAATTGTCCTACCGCACCATTTAGCGGAGTCCACTCAGATACTAATGCTTCAAACTGATATTCTGGATTTGATGCAGAGATAGCCGCATTATTTGGTCTAACTGTGCATGATACTTTTGTTCCTACCTTGCTTGCTGATCCAACATCATTGAAAAATTCCTCAAGAGAGTTGTCAGCAAAATCTTGATAAAAATCAAAAGATACTGAGTTAGTTCCAACGCCTGCAATAACTTCCTTGTATATTTGTCCTTCTTGGACAGGTGTTACATCAAGGACATCGTGCACAGTAGAAAGCGTTATGCTTGAAATATGATCACTAAAATCATTAGTGGTTTCAAATATCACTACTGGGTTTGTTAGAACTATCTTGGCCATGTTATGGAGTTACATCCCTAACAATTGCGCCTGTGATTGGGAATGTCACAGATACCGTGCTGAGTTCTCCAACAGCACCTGCAAGAGGTGTGTATTCTGAAATCAAAGCGTTGAATTGGTATTCTGGATTGGTTGCTGAAATCGCACCAGTTGTAGGTCTAACCTTAACTGCTAAGGCTGTTCCTAATGCTGCATTTAGAACTGCGTCTACTTCGCCTGCAGCAAAGTCCTGGTGAAACTCAAATGTTACTGAGTTGTCAACAAGTCCTGCCTGTCTTGCCCTTGCTGCTGCTGGAACTGCTCCACCAGCAAATGCAGTGGTATCAAGCACATCGTAAGTGGACTGTAATGTAATTGACGCTATGTGATCGCTAAGATCGTCTGACGCACCAAACACTACTGATACATCTGTTAACACTATTCGTGCCATTGTTATTTATCTCCTTCATATTCATTATTAAAAACAAATGCTTCAGGTTCTTCCTTCTGCACTTGTGGTTCTGCTTTTGTTGCTTTTGGTTTTGGCTCTACAAATTCTGAGATTGCTCCTAAAGACAGAAGTAATTTAACATTTCCTCCTGCAGTAATGATATCACGCTCAGTTATTGCTTCACCAGGTCGTACACCACAGACCTTGCGATCTGAAGTAACTTTGTATGTCATATTATTTCTCCTTAGCCAAAAATTACTACGTTATAACGATAAGACAAGAAAGTTTGATCACCTGTTTGATAGGTGCCACTTTCAGCGCTCAGAACTCGCAGGGTATTCACAAGACCACCTAGTGTTCTGTCAGTTTCTAACGCTGTCTTAATAGACTTATTGCCAGTTCCTGCTAATAATAAATCAAGTTTGTCTTGTGCTGCCTGCTCAGAAAATCTCTGAACAATCACAAAGATATCTACAGATGCCTGGTCTAAGCCTCTGGCATTATCAACATCAAATGTGAAATCTAATTGTCCAACAACTGCACAAGGTGGAACTATAACATCAGGAATAAGGTCATAGATACGCAGGGTTGGTATGGTTTGCAAATTTGTTTTTAGGGCTTTTCTTACTCCACTGATATCAATCATTAGACTGCCAAACCAAAGTTTCTGCGGTATGTTTTTAGAAGCATCTCAACATCTGGATCAAGGCGGGAATTTAAACGAACTGTTCCTAGTTCTACTGATCCTGCAATACCAAATGGAGATTGCTTTCTAACAAATAATCTTGATGCTTGTATTTTACAAGCCAATTCTATTTCATATGGAACTTGTGGAAAACCAAATACTCCAGATATTCTGCATGTTTGTGGAAAGAAGTATGGCCAGACATATTCTCCTACCGCCAATAATCTTGTATATGGCCAACCTTTTTGGACATTATTGACAGGCTCTTTCATAATGTCTGAGTCTAAATCCCATACCTGATCATATTGCAGAGGTGTGTCAAAACCAGTATCTGTGGCTACCTCTGTTATTGTAACAATGTCGTCTATCTCTAATGACCATGGGTTTAGTGCTGTGTAGAATCTTATAGAAGGGTTTGCTTCCGTACCCTCTTGATAAAAAAATCTCTGGCAATACTCATCAATTTGACGGCTAGCAGTTAGGATTGCTGCCTCAATAGCAGTATCGTCATTAATATCTTCTATCTGAAGACCATTTTTAACATCTGCCAACGTCGTATAGACTGTTGTTGATTGACTCATTTATGCCTCTTCTCCAATTTAGGCAACATTGCTTTTTCTGTTTTAGGTAGCGCTGTTGCTGTTTCTTTTTTCTTTCTAAAAATCTTTTTAATTTTTTTCATGTTTCCCCTTTTAAAGAAGCAGGCCACAAATGGGGGAATAAGTGACCTGCTCCTCCTTAGATTACTCTAAGTTTTGCACAGGATTCAAACCCTATGCAAACTTAAGTTAGAATGTTGGTGTTACTAAACCAGTTCCACTAATAATGGATACTGCTCCTGGATAACGACCAGCGGTAAAGCATGTGTATCCATAAACAACAGACTTAACAGTGAGTGAACCTGCACCAGTTGCATCAAATGTTAATGCGAATGGTGATCCAGCCTGCTCCCAAAGATGTAGTTCTGGTGCTGTTACGCAATAGATTTCATCTTCGTTTGTACCTGCACCTGCGTTGGTAACGACATTGGCATCTGTAATGATAGGAAGACCCATCAATGTGTAGCCTGAGTTACCGTAAGATGAGGCACCTGCTCCAGTTGCAACTGCGTTCAATGGGCCGTTTAGGGCTGGAAGAACGAGTGGACGATCAGAACCATCAACACCAGCCATCAAAAATGCGAGGCGCCTTGGATGCATTATCCAGTGCGTAGGATTCATGAATGAGACTGTTTGAATTTCTTGGTAGGCTTCTGCCAACTTTGGATAAAGTAGGGCAACCGTAGGTGCACCTGATGTGAAAGTAGTTGTGTTAACACCAGCGGTGCTACGAATACCAAGAACTTGTCCTGATGCACCAGTTCCATTTAGAACTTGGTTATCAAGAGTTGTGTGCCAGGAACGAATTAGATCCTGTACGACGAATGCATCAACGCCAGAACCTCTTTCAATTACCTGCTTGGATAGATCTTGCTGACCTGCGATTGTACGCACATCAATAGTCAAGAGTGTATCATCGCTGTCTGTCTCAGAAACTGCAGAGTTTTCAGTTGCTTGAACTGCTGTGCTTGTTCCTGTAGTCATACGAGAGATGTTAAGTGTCATACCTGCTGCTGGCAACACATGCTTGTTTGTTGCAAAGTCGCAGGTCGGACGTCCCGCACGAGCGAACGGTGCTGCTAGGTCCACTAAATATTGCGGAATTACGAGGCCTGAAAATTGTCCAGTACCGACGTCACGACGCTCAATTGACTCTTCACGACTGTGACGAGCAAGACGATCTTGTGCAGCAAAGTCACTCTTGTACTGTGCATTGAATGCATCAGCAATGAATGAATTGCCAGAATCTGCTGTGTAAGTGCGTGGCTCGCTTACAACCTTAGTTGTAGCGGTTGCCTTTGGCATTGCTACATCTGAGACTGCTGAACGAATCTCTGCAAGTTTAGCATCAGACTCTGCTTGTGCTTTTTGAGTTTGAATTTTTGAATCTAATGAGCGTGATTCATCAACAAGAGCGTTTATCTTTGCTGACTCACCATCTGTAAGGTCTGTGCGATTCTCTGCAGCAACTGCATCAAGAATTGCATCCATTTCTACCTTAACTGCCTCACGACGATCCAATAGTTTGTCTAAATAAGACATTGCTATATTTCTCCTTTTGTGAGTTTATATAAGTTTGAGGTGGTGGCGATGGATTTCACGACGCTTACAGGGTGTGAATTTCGCTCCGACTTCGCCCTATCACTTTGTGACAGGAATATTATTTTGTTCCATCTACCTTTGCTTTTGCTAATCTTAGAGACATTCTAAGTGGTAGCGTCTGTGCATTAGGCTTTAGGTCCTGCTTTGCAAAAGGCATATCAGGTGTAACTGGTTCATCTCCAACAACACTTGTTCCTTTTCCTGGATAATCCTCTGTTTTGATAAGATTTTGATTATCTTCTTTTGGTTTTGGCAGAGGGTCAATAGAAGTTAGTGTGGACATTTTGTGTCCTACAAGAGTATCTGTTGGTCGCCATCCGCCGTTATGTTCTTCATATACACGGATAAGAACTGCAGGATCTCCTTCTTCTGCATTGATTGTAAAATCAGAATTAGGAACATTGATAGATCCTTCTCTCTTGATTTGTACAATTCTTCCTCTTGCTCTACCGCCTGCAGCATTCCAGGATACAAAGTCTCCAACTGCTGCATCTGTTAACCTTTGACTTAGATTTTCTGTAGGAGTGCCATCTGTATAGAAGTCATCGCCTTCTCCATCTAAATCTTCAGGGTACATCATTTGACTCATTACAGTAAGTGCTCTCATAATATATTCATTTCCTTCGGTTAAATCTCCAAACACTGATTCTAACAGTTGTACGGAGTCAGCAGATATCTGTCTGCCTTCTTTAATTTCGGCCATAGCCTTTTTTATTTGTTCCCTTGCTTCTACAGATGTAGCGGTATATGCTGGATATGTAACGATTGAGACATCTCCATCTGCCAAAGATACCTCATTTAAAGTTCTTTCAGTACGATCCATATTCCATTTTTGACGTATTACCCTAAATGCAAAGGACATTTGGTCAACGTCACCTCTATCAACGAGTGTGTATAAGTCTCTAGCCTCTGTTGTATCAGCAAGAGTTGCCTCAAAGTAAAGACCTTTTTCATCTTCGTATAGTCTCATTGTACCATTCTTAGTACGTGCCATTGGCAAACCTTCATGATTAACCAGTAATCTAACATCTGGTGTTTC